TTCAAACTTGGTGAGACTGCAATCAGCGGTTACTCCTTCCAAGGTTATCGTGGTTTCGCATTCGGTATCGACCAACAGCCCCTTCGCGCTACCGCGAATGTCGCTGGTGTTCTTACCCTTGTTAACCCAATCGTTAGCACTGCCGTAACGAATGGTTTCGCTCAACGCCGTAACCCAGCATGGGTTGCCGCAACGTACGAAGTTATGTTCGTTATCGCTGGCAATGCGTTCAAGCGTCTCGTCCCCGAAAGCTATGTTGGAGAAGGAACATTCCGTTTCGCTCCCCAACTCGCTATGGGTGAACTGGAGTGGACATACTTCCGCGACAACGATTGTAACTTGTATGGTGACTTCGGTCAGCACATCTATCAAATCCAACGCGCTATTCAACCAATTCGTCCACAGAATGTTGTGGCAATTGTCTACAAGCGTTGCCAAGATGATGTGAATCCAGCACCTTGCGTAGCGGTTTAAGTTAAATTGATATCGGTGGCAGAGTTAATAACTTGACTCTGCCACCTCATCAGTTTAACATTCACACACTATGGACGATATCCCTTCAATTCTCGACACCGCAAAATTCCGTCACCTTGCTCTAGATGGGATTTCAAACATTGCATACTCTGTTCAAGGATTTCAAATCCCAGAATTCGATTCACTCGCATTGACTTACTATGGTTCTACTAACAATATCGCAACGGTAGCTTACAGTAAAGCGTCTGTTGTTGTCGCAACACTGACATTGACATATTCCGTGCAACCTCCCACTGCAAATGACGCAAATTTAGTAATGGTTAGCATTGCTTAATATGGCAGTTAGATTCAATCCATTTACTGGAAAACTAGACTTTAGTCCTAGTTCCTCTCTCACAATTAGCGAGGACGGAACGCTGTCTAATGGGAATGAAGTGGCTCAAATCCAAAGTGGAGAACTTACAAATGTAGCTGAAATTGACGCTGGAGAATATAGTCCAACACCAGTCTAAAACTTTCTGAATAAACAGAAAAACCAAAAAACAAAACAAAACAAAACAAAAAACTATGGCAAATCCAATCATTCGTATCAAACGCGGCTCTTCCGCTCCAGCAAGTCTTTCTTCTGGAGAGTTGGCAATCGACCTAACCAATAAAAACCTCTTCGTCGGTAAAGCTGACGGATCAGTACTCATCGTCGGCGGCGAAGGCACATTCGCTACCAAATCGTATGCTGATGCCGCTGTTTCTGCCGCGAACTCGACTCTTACTGCTGCTATCGCCGCAGAAGAAGCCGCTCGTATCAGTGCTGATAGCACTCTCACCAGCAATCTTTCTGCTGAAGAGTCTGCTCGTATTGCTGCTGACAGCACATTGACATCGGCAGTTTCAGCAGAGGTTTCCCGCGCTACCGCCGCTGAAGGTGTAATCGCTGGTAATCTCTCCACTGAGACGAGCAACCGCACCAGTGCTGATTCAACCCTCGACGGCAAAATCACAACTGAGAAAAACCGCATCGACGCAATCCTTTCTGCCGCAAGCGCAGACAGTGACACGTTTGCTGAAATCGTTTCCCTTATCAACTCTGTTGATACGGCAAATGACTCGGCTTTCGCTGGTTATGTAACGAGCAACAACGCTGCTTTGGCTTCCGAAGTTTCGGCTCGTACATCGGCTGATTCGGCTCTTGACACTCGCGTAACTGCTCTCGAAACCACCATTGATGGTGGAACTTACTAGTCCCTAAACCCAAAGCCCTTCAGAGGTTCGACCCCTCTGAAGGCAACCCCATTCTATAATGGCTAATCCAATCATAGTCCCTAAAAAAAGCACAATTGCTGCGCGGGTTCCTGCAAACGGAGACCTTGCATCTGGTGAGATTTGCATAAATCACGCAGATAAAAAACTCTATGCCAAGCATCCTAGTACTGGCACGATACAGGAAATTGGTGGTATGTCTGTGCATTCGCACGACGAAATTTATTCCCCTGATAGCAGTCAATTATTAGAACTGCAAAACAACGGAAACCTCACAATAACAGCAGGAGGTACTACAAAAACTTTCACGCTTCCTAGTGCCTCTGGTACGATTGCTACGCTTTCCGACATTAGTGGAGGCGTATCTGGAGTAACATCAGTTAATACACGCACAGGAGCGGTGACACTTGATAAAACAGATGTTGGACTTAGCAATATTGACAACACATCTGATTCAAATAAACCGATTTCTACGGCTACTCAAACGGCTCTTGACGGAAAGGCCAGCACATCTCATCCTAATCTTACAGGAGCCTCTGGCACGAAAACTTTTGCTATTTTTGCTCCCCGCGATAATAACCCGCCGTCAACTTTGTTTGCAACGCTAGACACACGAAATTCCATAACTGTCCTCGATTTTGATGCCGCTACCATTGAGAGTGCGGTCTTCCCGTCGATCATACCCGAAGCTGCTGATTTAACAAGCGGCCTGAGCGTCCGTGTCACATGGATGGCAACCACATCCACCACCGGGAGTGTGCGCTGGAGAGTAGCATTAGAGCGTGGCAACACCGATATAGACGCCGACAGCTTCGACACCGCCACCGAGGCAAACGGAGCCGCAAACGGAACGAGCGGCATCCCCACCACGACCAGCATCACTCTGACCACCATCGACAACGTTACAGTCGGTGAACCTTACCGGATCAGAATTTCTCGCGTTGGCAGCGATGCCGTCAACGACACAATGACGGGCGATGCCGAGTTGATCTCTGTCGAAGTAAGGAGCGCGGCTTGATATGGCTCGGGCATTTGCAACCAACCAGCAGATCAGCGGGAGCTATACGGTTCACAAGAACCAGCAAAAGCTTACTATGTCATGTTGGATTCGTAGGCCAACGAGCGGAACTATACAGAATGTTGGTTTTACTGATGTCGTAAACAATGGATTTGTTATAACACATTATTCGGACAACTTTTTGTATCCCGTGGTTGCAAATAATTCTAGTTCATACGGTTATGTAGCTCAAAATATTACTGGATGGAATCATTTTGCTCTTGTGTTCAATGGATCGCTCACAGGTAACTCAAACAGAATGAAATTATACAGCAACGGAAGTCTGCTTACGCTAGGCTTTAATCTAACAATACCCAGCACAACATCAAATAACGCGGGAATTAATAATCTTAGGTTTGGTCGTTCCGAAACTGGCAACTACTGGTCATCGGGTGATTTTGCGGAATATGGTCTTTGGCAGGAAGCATTGTCAGGTGCTGATGTCGCCGCGATTGCCAAAGGAATGACACCCTACAAGGTGCGTCCAGATAAACTTGTTTCATACATTCCGCTTGTCAGAGACACCCAAGATGTCATGTCTGGAACCGCACTCACAGATACCAGCACAACCGTCTCCAACCATCCTCGCGTTTATGCCTAATTACTATAACCTCACCACCAACGAACTCGTCACCCTCGCGCCAGAAACACTCGCCGCATGGGCCGCAAACGGCAACCCCAAGGCCAACGACTACGCCCTGCTGCCAGACAAACCTAGCGACAACTGCACATGGGGAAACGGAGAATGGATCACCCCTTCCGCTCCCACATACACGGCTGAAGAATGGTTAGAAAACCAAGCCTATACCCCGTTACGCCTCCTAACTTGCCTTGACCTTGAAGGCAAACTGCGTTCCAAAGGTGGAACATCCCCGAAGCTCACGGCTATCCGACAATGGCTTGATGAAATTACGCTTGCCGCAGCATTCAATCCAAATGCAGTCACTTCTACATGGCCTGCCGCGCCATTTGTATTTGACGTTGTTGTGCAAGAGGCAATCACTCAACTTATAATCGTTGCATGATTTTAACTAATTCCACCGCAGCAGAAGTTGGCACAAGCGATGTAAAAGCAATTTTATCATCAACATCATTGTTTCGTCAGTTTATGTGCTACATGGCAATAACACTCTCGCAAGCGATTTCTGGAACAGTTGGAGTAATAAAAAACGGGATTGGTGGACTGACTCTTTCGGGAATTTGCAACTATACTGGGCCAACGCAAATCAACGCTGGCTCTCTTGCTATTACGAATGCTTCCACACTTAATGGAGTTATTAGTGGAGCGGGATCGTTGACGAAAAGCGGTTCATTTGCTGTAACGATTGGAGGCAACAATACTTATACTGGAGGAACTTTCTTCTCTCTTGGAACAATAACTTTTACATCTGGGAATGCTTTTGGAACTGGCTTATTTATGGCTCAGACAGCAACGCAAATCATTACGTCAAACACTGTAACTCTGCCAAATAATTTCCAGATAAATGCTGGTGCTACAATGCAATTTCGCACCGCTGGATTAAATACAATAACAGTTACGGGAAATATCTATGACAGCGGAAACCTAAACAAAACAGCAGGTGGAAGACTACACCTAGATGGAACATTAACCTATACAGGATCGACAACATTAACCGCTGGATATATTCGAGCGATAAAAACTGTCGGTGCTTCAACGGCAACAGCAACATTTGGCAACGTAGGTGGAATTCTAAGCCTATCAGTTTCGTTCAATGTATCACCTCCATCTGGAACAACAAACTTTCGGTTTTTCCAAGGAACGACAACGCAAACTTTTTCACCCGCAGTTATATCTTTATCTGGTGTGCCAGTTGGAACAACAGCAACCTACAATTCAGCAACATCAACACTTTCAGTTATAGTACCATGATAATTCCTCCAAACGAAAATGGTTGGTCATACGATGACTCTACAGGCAACTGGAAATTGGTCTATGTGGATAAGTTAATTGTTATTTACGAGCAAACAGATGTTTCAATCGCAACTGGAAGCACATTGTTTGTAGGAACGCACGAAGAGTGCGAAGAACAGATAGCCAAAGAAGGATTATCTTGGCCTGTTGATGTTGAGATAACCACTTGACAAAAACGCAATTCAACGATTAATAATAAACTATGGCACTCGTATTTAATCCTTTTACTGGCAAGTTAGATTTTGTTGCAAGCCGAGAGCCTGCCAGTCAATCCACATATTATAAAAGTGGGAACCAGAATCTAAGTGATCCAGTAACCGACATTACCTTTGACCAATTGGCAACTTGGAGTAATGGGAATAACTATATCACCCACACACCGGGTTCCAAAGATTTCACTGTAGTAAAGAGTGGTTTATATCAATTGGAATGGAATGCATCTATTGCAGCAAATGGAGCTACATGGAATGCCGCAAATAACAAAATAATTTCCATTGATATTACCCGTTTTCCAACCGCAGAACAAATTGTAATAGGTCAAAGTGCTGTTCAAGCGTCAGGTCAAACCTATACTCAGAGTGTAAATTCAACTTTTAATCTTGTTGCTGGAGATATAATTAATCTTCGTGTTCAATGTACTTGGGCAACTGCACAACCATTTGTTCAAGGAGTTCAAAACGCAATTGATCTTAATACTTGGTTCACATGGAGATTTGTATCATTCGATGGGAATGGTGCAGTTGGAGCAGATGGAGCGACTGGAGCCACAGGCCCATCTGGAGGCCCAACAGGAGCAACAGGTGTAAGCGGAGCAACAGGTTCTACAGGATTAACTGGTTTGACAGGCCCACAAGGGACAACTGGAGCTACTGGATTGGTTGGTTCCACTGGATCAACTGGCGTTGGAACACAAGGTTCCACTGGAAGCACTGGAGCTACTGGAGTTCAAGGAATTATTGGGCCACAGGGAGCTACTGGTATTGTTGGCCTAGATGGGGCCACAGGAGCCACAGGTGTAGCTGGAACAGGTGGAGCAACGGGTTCCACTGGTGCTACAGGCGTTGCTGGGTTGGATGGTTCTACAGGAGCCACAGGCGTAACTGGAACAAACGGAGCAACGGGGTCTACTGGAGCGACAGGCATTCAAGGGGATGTCGGATCAACAGGAGCCACAGGAGTCCAAGGAGATGCTGGAGCTACAGGATCAACTGGAGTCCAAGGTGACACAGGCGCAACGGGAGCTACAGGCATGACTGGGGTTAGAGGAGCAACAGGAAGCACAGGTGACACTGGTTCTACTGGCATTGATGGGGCAACTGGAGCAACTGGCCCAACCGCTGATCTTTCAGCGTATGTGTTGAAGTCTGGTGATACGATGACTGGAAAATTAAATTTACCATCATCAACAACTGCATTTGCTCCTTTAAATTTGGGATCAGGAGCAATTCCTACAACTACTATTGCTGGAGATGTATTTGCAAGTGGAAATAATATTTTTTTCAAGGGAACAACTGGAGGGCCGTATATTTTTGCTTATAAAAATGATACAAATACATTTCTTGTTCCACAGATAATTAGCACAGTATCACCAACTGGAGATTCCGCTCCAGCACTTAGAATTACGCAAGCTGGAGGAGGAGAAGCATTGCGAGTAGAGGATCAGGCAACACCAGATTCAACCCCATTTGTAGTGTCTACTGCAGGTAAAGTTGGAATTGGAACTGCTCCAGATGCAACTGTTGGATTAAAATTAGATTCCACTGGAGTTAAATTTAACGATGGAACAATACAAACTACTGCCGCTATAGCAGGAGCTACAGGAGCTACAGGGATAGGCGCAAGCGGCGCAACTGGATCGACTGGCATCCAAGGCGCAACAGGCGTTTCTGGTGACATTGGCGCGACTGGCGCAACAGGCTTGCAAGGGGATGTTGGAGCGACTGGACTTGAAGGAGCAACTGGGATTATTGGTGCTACTGGAGCCACGGGAACCGCTGGAGTTGATGGAGCTACTGGCGCAACTGGTATTGGGGCGACTGGCGCAACGGGACTTCAAGGCCCACAAGGATTTAGTTCTGGTGCTGTATATTATTTTAACCCTTCCGATTCCTCAAGTATCCTTGGATATTATGAAATGAATCGTGATTTGGTAATTGGAGTCGGAACAACACTTACTGCTTCTGGTGCAGGAGCGCAATTAGTTGGATCATTTGCAACAATTTCAAGTGATCCTAATGTTACTACAATTACAGCAGGAAATTGGAATTTTGAAAATTTTGTTTCGATGAGTTCCAATGGAGGAACACCAAAAATTTATGGTGAGATTTATTATCGAAATCTTGCTGGAACAGAAACGCTAATTGCAACAAATGTTGTTAATCCGCATCCAATCACAGATGGAACTGTCAACGAATTGTATTTGTGGAGCATTCCAGTTCCTGCAACAAATGTTTTAGCTACAGATAGGATTGTTGTTAAGTTTTATGCCATTGATCTTGGAGGAAAAACAATGACAATGCATTTTGAGGATAGTCATATTGCTCAAGTTGTTAGTTCTCTATCGCCAGCAACTCAAGGAGCCACGGGAGCGACAGGTGCTACAGGGATCGGAGCCACAGGAGCCACAGGGGTTACACCAGCAAACATTGTTCTCTCGGATATTACTGGTCTTACAGGGGCAACGCAACTGACAAATCTAGTGGAAATCACCCAAACTGGCTACAATTTAATAGTGATTCCAGACCCCAACACGTTGTATGTAATTGTTGGCCCATAATTAAAATGAACGACAACGCAACCAGTCACGGAATTTTAGGTACGATTGTATCGACCACAGGATTTATAATTTCAATGTTACCAGAAATAGAAACTTCAATTAGGGTTGGTGGTGGAATAATCAGTATTATCGCGGGTATTTTAACTTGCATTTACATGGTAAAACAGATATTAAAATGAAACCAAAAAAAATAGTAGTAGCAATGATAGTAACATCGTTCATAATGCTAGGAATGGCATTCTTAACTGGATGTTCTGTACTTGGGCAACCAAACGTGTGTATCGAAACGCAATACGGCAAGTTCTGTTATGAACTGCCAGAAATTAAAGGACTAAAAAAATGAAAACAAATTGGAAAACTACACTACTTGGAGTATTTACTATTCTTGCGGCAGTTTCTGAAGCAGGAAAAGAGTTTTTGAGCAACGGAAACCTTGGTGATATTGGCTTGCTCTTTGCTGCAATCACTGCTGGAGTTGGGCTTATTCTTGCCAAAGATTCTAATAAATAATGGTTCCAAATTCTCGACCGCAGCAAGCGAAGGAGAAGACCCTCGCTATGGTCATTAAATCGGGAATCGTTGATCGTGTTGCGCTCGTCGGAATCCGTGGATACTACTCCGAAACATTCGCTCCATCAGGCAACCAAAGGGGTATCTATGATGATGCGATTATACTTTTATCTCCAAGCGTCCATGCTACTTTCAATGCTAATACTGATCCGTCAGTTCACAGGAAGGGTATTGCGGTGCTTAAAACGGGCATTCATAGGTTTCGTAAGGGCAATCATGGTCTTAGTAAACCCGGAGGTGGTTACCCTGCGCTTCGACCTGCTAACCCAAAAGAAGAGTTGCCAGTCACACGGGATGGGGTTGGAGACGATATGGGAATCGCTATTAACGTCCACAAGGGAGGATACAATACGACCTCCTCGCTGGGTTGCCAAACGATCTACCCACCGCAATGGGAAGGATTCATCAATCTCGTCTACTCAGAAATGACTAGATACGAACAAAAAACCATACCATACTTACTAGTAGATAATACATAAATGGCAAATATCACCCACAAGTGGAAAAAAGTCCTAGCAGTTAGTTGTTCACATGCGAAATATTGTTGCCCAGATGCTTGGAAAGCTATAATGACGTTTAAATCGCGTTTTTCACCTGATACAATCCTGCATCTTGGAGACTTTATTGATTTATCAGCCCTAATGGGCAATGGAATAGGTTCTGGAAGTGATGGAGATGAAGTAACTCCAGACATTGACACAGGTTTAATGCATCTTCGTGAATTAATGGCTGGATGCAAGAATCCTTATGTTCTTTGTGGAAACCATGAAGATCGTGCATGGAAACTAACTCACAGCAAAAATTCCGTCACTTCATATTGCGCTCATAAGATTGTATCTGCAATTGAAGACACAACTAAAAAGTTAAAAGCTAGATTAATTCCTTATTCTGGAATTGAACAGATCGTTGACATAGCAGATATTGGGTTTACTCATGGAACTTGCTATGGTGAATCTGCGGCTAGGGACATGGCAGAACAATACTGCAACGGGACTAGACGTAAAATAGTAATGGGACATACTCATCGTGTTGCTATACAGAATGCCAGAACATATCATGGTGGCACTTGCTACAATATTGGAACATTAACGTCTAGGGGAGCGTTAGAGTACGCTAAAAACCGAAGAAGCACTTTCAGTTGGTGTCAAGCATGGTGTTGGGGTGAATATTGTGAATCGCTTAATCAATCTTCACTTCAAATAACGCAAAGAGGAAGAGGAGAAGCATGGAGAATGCCAATTTAACATGACCCCAAACGATTTTCTTAAAATTCTACTAGAGGCAAGCAATAAATGCACAGATCCAGCACCAAAGGGATGGTATTCTAAAAACGAACTTTGTAAAATGTGGAATGTCAAAAAAACTACCTGTAAAGAAAGAATTACATCAGGAATAAAGTTAGGTTTGATTGAGAGAAAAGACTTCTATGTTCCAAACGTCAATGGAACGCTATTTCCTGTCCCTCATTATTTTTTCAAAGATTCAAATAAAAGAAAAACACGTTGACAATATAGTTGTTTTAATGTAATTAATTCAATTCTTCTCTATGGCTCAATATAACTGGATTCCAAGCCCACAAAGCTCTACAAATTGCGGTTGCGCTCCATTAAATTCAATGGACTGCAATTGGCCTTATGTGGGATCCACTGGTGCTACAGGTGCTACGGGAATCGGTTCTAGTGGAGCCACTGGGCCACAAGGTGCTACTGGTATTGGTATACAGGGTGGTACTGGAGCAACGGGTTTGATGGGAGCAACAGGCATTGGATCTCAAGGATTGACGGGTTCTACTGGCGCAACGGGTTCTGGAGCCACTGGAGCAAGCGGAGTTCAGGGTTCTACTGGAGTGCAAGGCTCGACAGGATCTACAGGATCTGGATCTACTGGCGCAACTGGAATATCTCCAGTAATCACTCGACAAAGTTTTACATCTCATCCAATTCAAGTTGGAATCAGAACATTTAACTATGCTTCCGCTGATATTGGGTGGACATATGGATCTAGGTTGCGAGCAGTTGCAAATTCAGCGTATCCTTACGACTGGGTTGAAGGAACGGCAATAAATGTCGCTTCTAATTTTGTAACTATTAATGTCGATAAAACTCAAGGTTCTGGAACATTTTCAGACTGGCAAATTGCGTTATCTGGAGATGGTGGACTGGGAGCCACTGGAGTTCAAGGAGCAACTGGGCCATCTGGAGGCCCAACAGGAGCCACGGGTGCAACAGGGGCGGGAACTCAAGGCAGTACAGGCGCAACTGGCGTTGCTGGCTCAAATGGTTCGACAGGATTAACAGGATCGACTGGTGCTACGGGAACAGGCTCGACAGGCTCCACGGGCGCAACAGGAATTACTGGGACTCAAGGAGGCACGGGCGCAACTGGTTCTGGATCAACTGGGGCAACTGGACTGCGAGGAAGCACGGGCGCAACTGGTGTACAAGGTGTGCAAGGCTCCACAGGAACTGCTGGCGCAAATGGCGCAAATGGCGCAACTGGCAGCACTGGAGCCACAGGAGTTTCTGGAGTTAATGGCAGCACTGGCGCAACTGGCGTTGCTGGATCAAATGGTTCAACGGGAAGCACTGGAGCCACAGGATTAACTGGTGGTCAAGGCTCCACAGGTGCGACTGGAACTGCTGGATCAAATGGCTCAACTGGAAGCACAGGTGCGACTGGAATCCAAGGCACAACTGGCAGCACGGGCGCAACAGGCACTGCTGGAGATAAATATACAACATCTTCTTCCACTCCATTAACAATTGCATTAGGGACACAATCTTTAACAGTTGGCACTGGACTTGCGTTGAGTATTGGTCAATCTGTTATTATAGCTAATAGTTCTTCCAATAAAATGGAAGGGACAGTTACTAGTTATAATAGTTTGACTGGCGCATTGGTTGTAAATGTTACTTCAATTACTGGTTCTGGTTCATTCTCAAGCTGGAGCGTATCACTTTCTGGCGCACCCGGCCCAGCAGGAGCAACTGGCAGCACGGGTGCAACAGGTATCCAAGGCATTCAAGGATCGACAGGAAGCACAGGAAGCACAGGAGCCACTGGTGTTTCTGGAGGCCAAGGTTCCACGGGCAGTACTGGGGCAACAGGCGTTTCTGGGGTTAATGGCAGCACAGGCTCAACAGGTGCGACTGGCGTAGGTACGCAGGGAAGCACAGGGTCTACTGGCATTCAAGGAAATCAAGGTAGCACAGGCGCAACGGGTGCGACTGGCGCGACTGGAGTAGGTGCAACTGGCGCGACTGGGGCAAGTGGATCACCGGGTGGTGCAACTGGCGCAGGAACAGACGCTATCTTCTTTCTTAACGATCTAACAGTAAATACATCTTACAGCATTCCAGTATCTAAAAACGCAGGAACATTTGGCCCAGTAACAGTAGCTAGTGGAGTTACAGTAACAGTGCCTTCTGGAAGCGTGTGGACAGTGGTATGATTAACAAAAATAATGCTTGCATTAAATAATAATTACATTTAATTTCAAAAAACAATAACCCATGTCTTGCTCTAACACATCTTCATCTACTTGTTGCCCAGATGTTCCATACCCTTCTGTTTCACCAGAGTCTGCCCCTTCGTTAATTGGGAATCTTGTTTTTGCTTTATATGGTATAATTAATAAAACAATTTTAAACGGACGTGTTGTTTGGGATATTCCGTGTGACCCTGTAACCTCACCAGCAACGATTGCTGGAATTCCACGGGAAGAGGGGGAAGGATTGCTTTGTTACATCATTCGCGTTGGAAATACTGGAGGGTTTATTGGTGCTACTGGGCCTGTTGGAGCGACTGGGCCTATTGGTTCTACTGGCCCCATTGGGCCTTCAGGTGGGCCTACAGGAGCCACAGGAGCCACGGGAGTTACTGGGCCTGTTGGAGCGACTGGGATTGGTATGCCAGTCGGAGGAGGCGCAAATAAATTGTTTTACGAAAACGACATTGTAATGACGGACAATTACACAATCACATCTGGCAAAAACGCCATGTCCGCAGGGCCAATCACAGTAAACCCCGGAGTCACATTAACAGTACCATCAGGTAGCACATATACAATCGTATGAGTCTCATAAAAGCAAACGCAGTCCAGATCGGACAATCAGGAACAGCAACGCAGAACTTCACGCTGGCAGTGCCATCGTCACCAGACGGCACGATTAAGCTGGCACGGGGCAATGCTAACGCAACTACGCAGGATGTGTTGAGTGTAGATGCAAGCGGAAATATTAATGGTCTTGTTAAATCAACAGGCAGCACGACTGCTCGTTCACTTGTTAACCGCTTCGCTGATGTGGTGAATGTGAAGGATTTTGGTGCAGTTGGTGATGGAGTAGCTGATGATACTGCCGCAATTCAAGCATTTTTTAACTATGTAACTTCTAATGGAGCATTTGGTATTATCACGAAAGGCATATATAAAGTTTCATCTAACCTTACTATAACCATTAATGGTTATGGTTTTAGTATTTTAGGAGCTGGAAATGGATCAGTTTTTTTCAAGGCATCAAATGCGTTTCCAGCAACTCCAGTAATTAATATTTTAGGAACATCTGGATCAAATGTTGGATTTGTAATTGGTGGATTTACTATTACAACTGAATCTGGATATACTGGAAATGCCACTTGTGGACTTCAAATTGGCAACCCATCTCAACCAACATATATCAATGGTTATCAATTTTCCACAATTCAAGACTTAAATGTTATTGGATTTCCAATACAATATAATATTGTTCACGCCAGAATGATTAAATTTAATAACTGCTCTGGTTGGAATCCAGCCAGTGATACAAATAATATATGTTTAAATATTTATCAAAATGGTTATTTTACTGGCGATCTTGTATTTGATACTTGTCAATTTGTTTCGCTTAATCAATCTGGAAAAATAGCAGTCAATTTTTCATCTGACATTGGCCCATATAATGGATTATCTGGAAACTATAGTATTTCTGGAATCAACTTTATTAACTGTGATTTTTATGCTGGAGAAAATTGCGTTAAAGCCACAGTTAGTAATGGAGCATATTTGTCTGATATATGGTTTACAAATGTTCAAATAGATCAAGAAACAACAAATTGTTTTAATTTTGCAGCTTCTGGCGATGGCTCTGTAATTACAAATATACATATTGCAGATTGTTACATGCAAAAAGCAACCTATTGTCAAATTTTGTTTAATGTAACAAACCTTGCTTCAGTAGGAGCAATATTCATTCACGATAATTATATTAATCAAACAGATAATATGGGAATTAATTTTTATTCCAATAATGCAACTATTCGTGGAGTTAATGTTAATAATAATATTTTTACTGATCCATTTACAGGTACTGCACTTATTATTTTTAATAATATAAAAAGGTTTTCTTGCACAAATAATACCGCAGTTGAAGTATTTAATCCAGCAGCATTTGCAGAGCATATTGTTCAGATAGAGAATGGTTGCGATAAATTTCTTGTATCAGGAAACAATGGAGCTAATTTCACTGCATTAAGTGTAATTAATGATTTAAGTGGTAATGTTGAAAAAACCATTACTAACAATCCCGGATATAATCCAATTGGATTACAAACAATTACTGTTGGAGCATCTCCATTTTCTTACGTAAACAACTCTGGAACAACACAAATTGTAACAGTTGCCAATGGAACTGTTACTGCATTAAATAATTCTGGAATAACTATGGGAGTTCTTTCTGGAGGAAATTATATTGTTGTAGCTTCTGGAAAAACTTTAATTGTTACATATTCTTCTACTCCCAATATGTATTCCCAAGGATTGTAATTAATAGTATTATGAGCGAAAACTAAATAAAACTAATGAACCTCTACGATTACACAAAAGACAAACCAGACTACGAAGTTGAGCAACAACGCTGGGAAAAAGAAGGATACGATATTTAAACTATGAGCGCAAACATTAAAGCATCAGTAGACGGAACACAGGCAATCATCGGGGTAGGAGGCGTAGACCAGATGACTGTCAGCAACGCTGGCGTAGTCATGGCAAATAGCTTTGTAGGGTCAGCATCGAGTGCTACGGCTCTTGCAACTGGATCGACTACGGCAAGGACATTGGCAAACCGCTTTGCTGATGTGGTCAATGTGAAAGACTTCGGTGCTGTTGGGGACGGAGTTACAAATGATACTGCTGCAATTCAAGCTGCAATTGCAAGCGTATTTAGCAATAGAAAATCGTTATATTTTCCTACTGGAACATATTTATACGATGGTGGAGGTAATCTTGGAAATGGAAATGTCATGTATGGGGATGGAAGAGATTCTACTACAATTCTTTCTCGTCTTGCCAGTCCTACATCTGGTTATTTGATAAAAGCTGCTGGGTATGGTTGCGGATTTAAAGGATTAAAATTTGCTGCTCAAGTTGCACAAACATCAGGATCATATGTATGGCTTAGTGGGCCAGAAACATTTATTAATGATTTTCATATGACTGGAGATTTCAATGGAATTTTAATGACTGGAAATGTTTCTCGCATTCGTCATGGCCGTTTTCAAGATGGAGCTACAAATGCAATTAGAATCCGTTCAGAGGGTGGAGATAACAGTCAGTTAATTGATGATGTTTTGATGGGCGCACAAACGCCGCAAATTTCAAGTGCTGGAATTAGAGTTAGAAATTCATCTGCACTAATAATTAGTAATACTTCAGTTATTCAACAAGGTGTTGGACTTCTTATAGACCCAACAACAGCAACTCAAAGCGCAAATACAGCAGATGGAAATGTATTTAGTTTATATGTAAATAATTGTTTTTTTGATAACAGTTCTGATTCTGGGATAAAAATAAACCCAACAGGAACAGGTTCTGTTGTTAGAAGTAGATTTGCTAATTGCTGGACTGGCTCAAGTGCATCTGATGGAATAAAAATTGTAAACGCTGGATCAGGAATCGTTAATGGAATATATTTTGATTCCTGTCACTCAGTCAATAATGTAAGTTCATCAGGAATTACAACAGGTGGAACAATTAGTGATGTATCAATAAATGGAGGAGTATTTTCAAATAATTTAAATGGAATTTTTCTTAATGCTGGAACATCTAATTCCAAGATTTGCAATGCAACAATCGGAATAGGCGGTGGATTTACAGGAAATACTGGAAATGGAATAGTTTTAGCTTCTGGAGTTACAGATACAACCATAACTGGAAACATTATTCGTAATAATACTTTAAATGGAATTTCATTAAATTCTGGTTCTGATGGGTTTGTAATAACAAATAATATTATTTTTGGAAATTCTTCAAATAATATAAACATAGCATCAAGCTCGTCTAATAGGAGTATTAAAAATAATATAGGCATAAATTCTCCAGATATTGCATTTGGCAATGGAATAATGACTACAGGAACGAACTCAGTAATATTGAATCATAATTTAGGGATAGTTCCGTCTTCTGATTTGATTATTATTTGGCCGACAAGCGGTTGGGGTTCAGATGTTTTATATGTTGATACAACATCCATTACATCTACACAGTTTACAGTTAGAAGAGCATCAAACGCTCCAAGCAATCTTACTTTTGGATGGAGAGTTCAAATAAACAAAATATAATATGAACATCTACGATTACACCAAAGACAAACCAGACTACGAAGTTGAGCAACAACGCTGGGAAAAAGAAGGATACGATGTATGAATAAAGTTACATACGAAAGTCCAGATAAAGGCAAAACAATCTACGCAAGAGAGAATGGCACTTTGAATAGAGTGCTAATCAAAAAGCCTTGAAAAACTATATCAACATTTCTCATGGATGAAGAGAAATTATTAGAGTTTATGAAAATAAACTATGCGACGAGAAAAGATTTGTCGCAGTCCGTTAAATTATTTCAAGAAATTGGTTATAATGTAATAAAGTATTTTGATGTTGATGGAGCGCAAGGTTATCTAACTAAGAAAGATGATGATATTGTGCTGTCCTTTAGAGGCACACAAGTATCATTTACTGGCATAAATAAAACGGAAAAGTCAGATATTTTAGCTGATTTAAATGTCCGTAAAGAAAAAGAAATCGGTGGTAAGGTTCATGCTGGATTTCAAAAAGAAGCAAATAAATTATGGGAAGCGGTAGTTGTTGAAATCGCTCAACATATTTCTGGCAACAAATTGTTTATAACTGGTCATAGTTTGGGAGCGGGAATCGCTACAATTGTTGCATCTAGGCTGCAAGATAAAGTCGATACTCTTATTACATTTGGTTCGCCCAGAGTAGGGGATGGTGATTTTGTAAAGAATTTAAAAGTCAAACACTTTAGAGTTCAAAATACAAATGACTATGCTTGTTTTCTACCGCCACTCTGGATGGGGTTTAGGCATCATGGCACAAACCTGTACATTGACCGCATTGGTAATGTGCAAGAAATCGGTTTAATTAAAAAATCGAAAGATATGGCACTATCATTAATCAAGGATTTCAAGAATGGTAATTATATTTCTGCTTTTGTTGATCATAAGCCGATTAATTACATTAATAAACTAAACTTCTTAAAATAATTGATTGCAGACTTGACAATTCCTTTGCTACTAGTAATAACAATAGCAATAACCTTACACTATGCCATACGCTAAAGAAAAATATGAACTCCCATCTGGATTTACTGATCTAGGTGAGGAGGTAAAGCCAATGTCAATGCCAGAAATGGCAATGCCTAAAAGCGATTACCATTACCCATCCCTCTATTTTGAGAACGCAGAGGGTCTTAAAAACCTTCCTAAAGAGGGTACTGCTACCATCTACTTCCGAAAGACAATGGAGAAGGATGAGACTACCATGCGTGATGGCAAGACCGAAAAGCGTCACTGTGTTGAGTTGTGTATTTGTGGCATTAAATCCAATGGATCCTCCGAAATGGACATGGAAGACGAGATGGATGATGAAGAAGCTATCGACTCTGGACTAGAAGAAGCAGAATCTGCAAAACCAACAACTAAAATCGAGATTGAAATCGGTGGTGATGAAGAGGAAGATTAATTTATATGGCAAAACCAACAACTGAGGCAGTAATGCCCGAACCTGCAATGGGAATGGATCTTCCCGAAGATATGAGCGGAATCCCTTCTCCAATGGCAGAAGAGGGTGCGGTCACCATTTCTGTTACTAAATCTAAGTTCGACGAATTGCATAGTATTGCCATGCAACTCGCTGGTGTGATTGATGCTCTTGCCGCTGACGTTGAGGGTCAAAAAGCCGCAACTGAATCGCTAGAAGGCAAAGCACCTGCCGCTGAAAATGCAGCAATGGCAAGCGAAGAAGATTTTCTGAATTCTATTGCGTCCGAAGGATCAATGCGCTAATATCACGTCATGTTTGTCGATCAAATCTTTGAGGAATGTGCGGAGATTTTAGGAACTACTGACGAGAAAAGAGTTTACCGCAAAATCACGCAAGCTGTCCAGACGCTTATGGAATCTGGGCATTGGATGCAATCTACTGCTGACGTGGATGTTTGCACTGGTTGGGATGGTTGTACTATCGCGCTTCCCCGTGGAATAGACGTTCCCCTTGCGGTCAACGTAGATGGATCCCCAGTTTATTTCAGAAATCGTCTATTCCAATACCACGTTAACAAAGGTGGTAAATTCAACACTGTAGAATGGGCATGGGATGACCGAGGCTATGTAGCGACCCTGATGCAGATCATCCAACCCTCGCAGTTGGTTGCCATTGCCGAAAGCGAAAATGACGTAGGAAAAATCATTCGCGTTACTGGCACTGACTCCAACAATCGAGATCTTCGTAGCCAACTCAAAGACGGAACTGGTGTTGATGGTTTGCTCATTCCAATCCACTCGCAATCTGATTTTGCTTACGGAACGATTGCTCCTGACGATGCCACTATTCGCACCCGCGAGGTTGCTATAACCCCGATTAGCAAGTTTGCATCCGCAACCCCTCACACGCTCGATTCTGGTCAAGGAATGGCTATTACTGCGATTTCTGGCACTATCCCAGTCCCGCTTTCCAATGGTCAGACGTACTACATTGGGGTTCTGGATGCATTGACCATTCAAATCTACAACGATTCCCTCAACGCACAGGCAGGTAATTACCCACTTTCCCTCCAAAGTATAGTAGGAGCAGGGCCATTGAAATTCCTAGACTCTAGGACTTCATTTGTCGTAACTGCTCTTCAATTCGCATCTGCTCCTACTATCGAAATAACAACGGCAAATCCAATCACATTTCCATCTGGGCAAACTTTGCCTATTGGATTGCGTTCTGGAGTTACATACTTTGGAAATCTGCTAGACGCAACGCACCTGCAAGTTTTTAGCTCGATCTCTGACGCACAAGCAAATGTTAATGAAGTTCACACGACTGGATCAACTAACCCAATCAACGTCGATATCCGAAAAGAAATCGTTCCAGAGACAAAGTTGACATTCAGCATCGATCATTTGCTTACCCAAGGTGATCAGGTGCAAGTCTTCACTTCTGGTGGAACGCTTCCACAACCTTTGTTGTCAAACCAAAACTACTTTGTTAATATTGTAGATACAAAAGCGGTTTCGATCCATACGACACAAGCGGACGCACTTGCATCTTCTCCTACTAATTTTGTAAATCCAATTAAGATCACATCGGCTGGAGTTGGTACGATTTCACTCATTAAGTTAATCCCAGCATCTGCTGTGGCAGGTGAAGCTAGCCAGATTACCGCACCGGGTCTTTCCATTGCGTCACCATCTGGATCTGGAGCAAACTTCACTCCTATCGTAGTTGGAAGCGTTACCTCTGTTAATTTGTCTGATCAAGGATCTGGATACACTGCCGATCCTACAGTAACATTTTCCGCTCCTCCAGCACCTCCCTTGGGAAGCACGATTTCCGTTAGTACTGCGACTGGATATGCTATTCGCAATTCTATTACATACCAGTTGTCATCGATTGTGATCGATAACCCCGGATTCGGATACACAACCGCACCTTCTGTAACAATTTCCGCTCCTCCTGTATCTCCATTAATTAACATTACATCAATGGTTACAAATGGTATTACAGTTACTGTTAATACATCTGGAACTCATAGCTATAGAACGGGTGATTCAGTTACAATATCTGGAGCAGATCAAGCAGCTTACAATGGAGATTTCGTTGTAACAGTATTAAGTTCTACATCATTTACATATCAGCTTATTACTGAAATCGGACAAACAGTTTCAGTCACTACTTTAACTAGAGTATCTACAACCGCAACTGGAACAACATCTGCGGCACATGGGTTTACTGCTGGTCAGGTTATTGCAATTAGTGGTGCTAATCCTGATGGATACAATGGAAATAAAACGCTATTAACCGCATCTGGTTCAACATTCACATACACTGTTTCATCTAGCCTAACAACACCTGCAACGGGAACCATTGAAGCGTTTTCTTCTCCAGCAACTGGAACATTAAAGGTTAAACTTAAAACAGGCACTCAAGCGGTTGCAAATGCTACCATTCAAACTTCGTTTGTTATTGGATTCACTCAAATTTCTGGAGGTTCTGGATATGTAAATGCTCCGCAGGTTGAAATAACTGGTGGTGGTGGTTCTGGAGCAACTGCAACAGCAAACATTGCAGGTGGAGTTGTAACTTCACTTAATGTTGTAACAAGTGGCACTGGATACACAACTCCACCGACAATATCAATCACACCATCCACTGGAGTGTTCGTTCAGTTTTCTTCGACTGGCACACTTCCATCCCCATTGCTTTCTGGAACATCTTATAGGGCAGAAACTCCATTAAACTCGTCCACTGGAGTTTTCACTGTTAAGAACGCTGATTTCAGCAAGATTAACATTACCTCTTCTGCAACTGGAACATTCTATGTTGTACTATCTCGCGTGTTTGGAGTTTCATTTACTAACAAGTGGCTAGGTGATTTCACTAATTTAACCACCCCATCAACCATTTATTGGGGAACGGACTATTTATTGCCAACAACCAGTCCTGCGATTGATAATGGTTCAACTCCCGCATATTTGAATGTATCATCTACATCGGTTGCTAGGGCATATACTTCATCGGTAGATGCCAGTGCTGGTGGAACAACTGGTCAAATTAATGTGGTGTCATTTGGAACTGGTCAATCATACTACGCAAAACGATTCTCCGTTTCTCCGCTTCCATACAACAATCTAATCCAGCCATCTTCCGTGCAATTCTTGCAGGAAAATGAGACTGTTAAATTCTCTACAAGCGGAGTTTTACCATCTCCATTGGTTGCTGGAACGGACTACCAAGTTAGGGTGATTGGTGATAGCGTTAATGTGTATTCTGCATCAGTTCTGGTTCCAATCACAACCCCCGGCACTGGTCAATTGTCCCTAGATATCCAACGCACATTTACGGCATCCCCATCCACCAGCATCATTGCTGACGCTTCGCTTTACACTACGGGTCAATCTGTTACTGTACGAGCCGATTCAGGTGATGTACTTCCATCTGGTCTTGTGGCAGGAACGACATACTTTGTTCGTCGAATCGACAACGATGAGTTTGAATTGTACACTACCAAGTCACAATCTCAGAACCTAACTAGCACAACTGGCAGGATTTCATTTTTGACAAGCGGACTTTCCACGGACAGCAAGTTCTTCGTCGATGCAATTCAAGATCCAACCTTGGTCAAGAGTGTTGCTAATATTCAAAAACCAATAACGGATGGGTTTGTTAGTTTGTATGCAATGGACTACGGACGCAGCAACGATTTGACATTGATTGGTCAATACCATCCACAAGAAGTCAATCCGCAGTACCGCAGGATTCGCATTGGAAAACCATGCGCGTGGGTAAGAATTGCCTATCGCATTAAGCCTCCAGTTATCACTTCAAAGTACGACTTTATCCCGATTGAGCATACACGCGCAATCATCACTGCTGTACACGCTTGTGATCTTGAGGACAAGGACTTTGCTGAACAGGCATTGCGTTACTGGGGCTTTTCTTTGGCATACCTGAAGAATCAGCAAGAACACCAAGATGGTCACGCTTTTGTTCCACCACAAATTAATGATTTGACCTATGGTGATGGAACTGATCCAGTTATGTTCTAGCAATGAAAAGTGAAAACATTACATCAGGAAGACTTAAAAAAGTCTCAACAGGATGGATTCAAGGAGTAAATTCCGTTCGCAATCCTTGGTCATTGCCTGAGAACCAATTCAAGTGGGGGGTTAATGTAACTGTCCGTGGAGGTATCGTGCAAACAAGGCCGGGGCATAAAATGCAACTCTCCCTTCCCGCTGGCAACTTCCAAGGTGGTGTTTTGTTTTCCTCTAACAAGCAAAAAGAAGCGGCACTCACACAAGATCGAGATGGAGTAATTACAACAACTCCAGCTAAAATCTTCGACGTGGATGGAAATGGTGTTGTTGCAAGCGAGTTGTCTTACATGGTTTTTGCTGTAAACGGAAACGTCTACTTCTCTCCATTTCCTCTAGTGCAGCCAAGCAACTGGGAAGATTATCGTCTGAAAAACATTTCGATGTCACCAGACGTTGATCAGTTCGTATTTGCACTTGCCACACGTTCAGCAAACCTATCGACTGGCTCTCAAGAATTCGCTACACCAGCGCATCGAATTGTGATGATCCAAGACGGCATTTCATACCCTTCGTACTGGGATGGTGCTGATAAGGCAGGTGTTCAACTTTCCACGATTCCCGTGGGATACTGGATGGCATACTCTGGAAACAGAATGTGGATTTCTGATAAAAATATCGTGCTTGCATCCGATTTAGGTGATCCAACCTCATTCCAAGAACGTACAACTGGCACTTCCCGTGGTGACTTTAGCTTTTCACGTCCGATTACTGGCATGACAAGTTATGTTGGGCAAGATACATCAACACGTTTAATCGTATTTACTGATCGTTCTACCTTCCAGCTTAAATCGGGTATCCTTGATCGAGATCAATGGGTAACAACTGAAAACTTCCAATCTACCTTGTATCCAACTGTTGGTTGCGTTGCAGGAAAATCAATCGCTTTCCAAGCAGGTCAAATGTGGTGGTATAGCCAAGGTGGTCTGATGACAGGTGATAGTGCAGCGACAGTGTATCTGTCCTCGCAGGTGCTGTATAAAGATGTTGAGATGGCAAGGGCTAAAAGATTGATGGCATCAGACCCAACCAAGATTTGTGCCACGGGTTTCGAGAACTACTTGCTCTATTCTATCCCTTACTTGCAGACATTAAATTCAGACACGATGGTAATGGACTATGCTGCCGCTTCCGAATGGGGCAGTGGGGAAAGCAGGTTCCCAGCATGGGCTGGAGTTTGGACAGGAACTCGTCCAGTTGAATGGACTACAGGTGTTGTTGACGGGCAGTCTCGATGCTTCCATTTTTCTGTGGATTACGCAGCAACAAACGATGGTTCATTCAACCACCTATGGGAATCATTCCAACCAGAACGAGTGGATTCTTACCTTCAAATCAATCCAGACAAAACAACAACGACACTTTACAATCGCATTTACTCGCAGTTTGAAACTCCATTGCTTGGTGATGAGATGGATTTAAAGAAGTTTGTCTATGCTGAGATTGAATCTACGCAGATTGGTGGCACAGTTGACCTAAAAGTGTCATATAGGGGCAGCAAGGGATCGTACAACTCAATCCTAGAGAAACGCATTCTGGCAGTCACTGCTGACTACCAGTGGGAAAATACACCATACGAATCGGAGATTAAGAATCTAGGGTTTTTGAATTCGCAATATCGAAGACTTACAACTGAATCCACTCAACGCAATTCGCTTGTTTCAACGTGCGAGTCATATCTGACAGATGATGTCGATAAAGCATTCTCGCTATTAATCGAGTGGTGCGGTGAATTCGGAGTGGAAATTGTTCGACTCTTCATGGATCCTTGGCAGGAAAAATCAACTGGTGTTCCACAGGGAGATGAGACGCAATCGTGCGTTGTTGCTCAGACTGGTGAAACCCTGTCGATTGATTTGCTTCCGAACCCATACGAGCAACAATCACCAAACGACAACTCATATAGCGCGAAGGTTTGGAAGACAGTAACGCTGATCTGTAACGCTGATCCTACAAAATCGATTTCGGCTACGGCATCGGCAACATTCTTGTCTTACATCAGTTTTGAACACGCTCAAGAGGAAGCAGGAGTGCTTGCAATGCAATCCGCAACCTCCGCTGCTCAACAATTTAAAGCGCAGAACCCTTGTTAATATGCCAAGCATCACCACAGCAACCAAAGAGGTCACTAGCTTCCCAAACAAGTTCATCTCCCCATTCGGTGATGATCCCGTGGTTCCACTTTACTCGTCAATCCCATTCACGACTGGTCAAAATAATTGCTTGCCATGCGCGGTGTGCGGTAGTAACTCTACTCGCAACAATATTCTGAAGGCACAAGCTGACAGATTTGCTAACTATACACAAACCATAGCCAATCCAGATGACATTCTGGTTGGATTTAATTAATACATATGAGGCCACAAATTGAATATAAACTTGTTCAAAAAGGAACTAATGAATTCTTGGAACTTGTTGATTTTGCTGAAGAATTCGATCATAAGATCATAGAGCATCCTAATATTAATGTTTATGCACATTATCGTGATGGTGTGCTATTTGGATATTCTGATCATGTTTTTATGCCAACTGTGTATCCAGCATTTCACCCTAAGTATACAAGACCACAGGATGTTATACAGGTGATGAGCGATTGGAAAGCGCACTCGCAACTCTCAAACTCACCGGGGTACATTGGTGTACCTTTAATCGATGAACGACCTAACTTTACAAACGAAATAATCCAAAAATTAGGGTTGACTCCTCTCAAAAGAGAAGTTTACTCTTTAACTTAATTAAACTTATGGGTGGACAAACATACAAACCAGCAATTCAAAAGCCTAGACCTGATCTTAACATGATGATGGCATCTGAGGCAAACAAGGGAATGTATGGTGGTCTTGCTTCTCAAGGCAGACTATTTGAAATGGCTACCCAGTTAAAGCCAATTGAGCAAACATTTGATCCATCTGCGGTATCTAAACAATCTTTTGAATTAGGCATCGAAAATGCCAATCGCGCACGTCAATTTGAAGAGTCGGTGGATCCAGCAACAGCAAGGATGCGAGCAGGAATGAGTGAGACTGTTGAGAAGCTAACCTCACCTGAGAGTTGGCAAGATAAGCTGGGGCAGTGGGCAAAGACAAAAGGATTGGCCCAAATGATGGGTACTGGAATCGACATGGGATCCACCATCGGCAAGTCTGCAATGTTTGATCAATCCACGGCACAGGGTAGACAGATTGCTTTGGAAGACTTGGCACTGCGTCAAAAGTATCTCGATGCAACTCAAATGCAGGGTGGAATTGACCCCGGCTCATTGGTTGCGGCCCAACAAGCAGCGAAAGGCCAGAACCAACAGAGTCTCCAAGAGTGGCAACGTGGTGTCCTCTATGGAGCGCAAGGACTTGGACAAACAGCACAGGACGCAATTAACCGCTCAATGGGTAACATCCAGTCTGCTCACACCGCCAATGTTGCTGACACTCAGAACTATAATAACATGATGAACCAAGTCATGGCCCAAAACGCGCAAAGCAAAAATGCCGCAATGGGATCTTGGATTACTGGTGGTGGTGCAGTTGCTGGTGCGGCTACTGCTGCAATTATTATTTGATGAAAAACCTAATACATAAAACAATCGATAAAGCAGTTAATTGGAACAAACAATGGCCGAATTCGGTCATCTTTTGGTCTGGTGGAAAGGATTCAACTGTCCTTTTGCATTTTCTAAAATTCAAATGTGGAATTGATCTTCCCGTTGTTCAGTTTAGACAACCTAAATTCCGCGAAAGATATGCATATTCAGATAAGCTAATTAAAGATTGGCAATTATCTGTATATGAATACCCAGCATTAAAATATGGTCTTTCTGATGGGCCTGATGTAGAAACTGGTGAGGTTAGATTTGATTTACTTCATTATTTCCCTTGGGGTAATAATAACATAGTTCTATCTTTGGGAACTGAACGTCCTAAAGCAAACGAGCCATTTATGTGCGGTGTTGATGACTTTCTAATGCGTCCAACTGGAACATTTAATTTTCCGTGGAATGCAGTGTGGATCGGAACTAAATATACTGACACAGACTTGATTAAAGGTCATGTTCCATTGGCACAAGACATTCGTCACGTCGATGGAAGTCCAGTGTCACTCTACTTGCTAAAAGATTGGACTGACGAAGATGTTTACGAGTATCTAGAGACAAACAACGTAAAACCAGATCCAACACGATATGTCAAAGGCAAGCACGGATGGATGAATAACCCAGACAAGTCACTCAATGCTGACTTCTATCCTGTCTGCCTTAATTGCGTTGATCGGCATCAAGGCCCACACGTCGATTGTCCAAAGCTAAAGGCAAAGATCACGAATATTTCACATCTAGCACCTTACGATGATATCGTAATACCAGACTTAGGATTTAAACCAGTAACTTGGAACAACAAAATAGAATAACATTATGGGTGGATCACAATCAGCAAACGCAACAGGGGCAGCATCAACACCAGTGGCAAACAGTCAATTCGGTGGACTTCTTGGTAGTGCATCGAATGCAATTGGTCGATCTGGTGATACAATGCAAAATCTATTTTCTGGCAAGTTAGGAACTGGAGCGCAACCTCGTCCAGACTACAATCCACAAAAGCAACAACAGAACCAAATGGGTGATGCTATAAAAGACGCTTTTGGAAAGGTTGGTCAAGCGGCAGCATCCCCGTATGATCGTGCTGCTAAATCGCAGTCTGATTCCGCTTCAGCGTGGTCTGCCATGCAGCGTGGAAGTGGTGACGGAAGTGGCAGTCTTGGTTTTTCATCGATGGGTGGATACGATGTACCAGAGGCTGGTGATGAAAAAGTATCGCAAGGATGGGCAGATGCATTTAAGTCCGTTGGAACTGCTGCAATTGGTGCTTTGGGATCTGCTGGTGGTACTGGTGGATTTGGATCACAAGCAGAAATGCTAAAACATACTGCACCCGGAACAACTGGATCATTTAATGCTGGAATGGGATGGGTTCCCCGTGCTACCCGTGCTTAATGGACGATGAATACGACTGCGAAAAGTGCGGTGCTTGTTGTTGCTTCAAATGGTCATGGCCTGTGTTGCGACGAGATCGATCTGATGCGACTGGTATTCCGAAAGAGATGCAAAGGGAAGACTACCCGTTAATGAAAACGACTGACTCTCGATGCGTTGCCTTGGACGGAAAAGTTGGTGAGAAAGTGTGCTGTATGATCTATGCAGACAGACCGAATTCTTGCAGACAATTCCAACCGGGGTCTGATTTGTGCAAAGAAGCGAGAAAGAAATTGACAATTTGAAATATTAAATGTATTTCACTAACAACAACCAAACAATTAACATTAAAATTAAGGAGTAATATTATGGGAGGAGGAGGAATGCCCAAACCAGCACCAGCACCAGACAACACACCAGTGTTGCTTGAGCAAATGCGTCAAAATAGAGAAGAGTCCGCTCGCGCTAGACGCGAAACGGATCTTTCTCAACGCAACGCTATGATCGAAGCCCAAAACCAGCAAGCGTCGATGCTTGCGCGTGAGGGGTCACAACGCGCACAGCAGTCCATTGGTGGCATGAATGCACTAAAGGCAGCAGAGGATGCCGCTGCGCGTCAACGTAGCTTGCTTGCGGCACAAGGTGCAGGAGCAGCCGCGACAGGAACTGGCTACGACATCAACACTGCCCGTGCTGGTGCGCTTTCAAATCTCGGAGCGGCATCTGGTGTTTTACCATCCACTGGTGCTAACGTACCAAACCCAACTATGGTTAATCCTGCAATGACAACGGCAATGGCTAACCAAGGAGCGGGTGGTGGCACTTCGCGTGTAAACCAATTCGCAGTTCCTTCCGCATCTGGACTAACATTTGGTGGGGTATAACCTATGGCACTACCCACTGGTGGCTATTCGTACACTCCACAGACCGCAAATCTTGGAGCGAGTCCTCTTTCTGCGTTGAAACCTCTCGACGTTGGAGTAAGCGTATCGTTTACTCCAATGCCCAAGTACGAGGTTCCTTCCGCGCAGCAGGAGTTAGTCAGCATGGGTGCTGCAAAGGGTTTCCAAGCGTTCGCTGAACCTATCATCAAGACATTTAAGGATAAAGAAGACGAGAAAAAAGCAACAGCATTACTTAAAGGAAAGTATGAACAAGAAGAAAAGATTGCTGGAATTCGTGCAGCAAAGACTGCAAGAGAGTTACTGATGGAGGATTTAAGATATAAAGATCTTGAAAACAGAGTTAATGAAAGAGGTGGAAACAAGGGGGAGGAAACTATTAACTATGGTAGTTTTGAAGATGAAACTCCTATAGGTGATTCAGATTTGCCAACCAATCAAGACGCAGATCGTTCAAGTGGATCTAGTTTGTTTAATATAAACGAGGTTGAAAGCTCTGATTTTTTAGGTCAAATTAACCCAACTCAAGAAAAAGTTGCTGCATTGTGGAACACTCCTTTGGCTGAATTGACAGCAAGTGCTGGAACTGCTGGAGCGCAGCAAGAGCAAGCATTGGCATCGATGGGTGCTGGAACACTCACTCCAGCAGGTCAGGTAATGTCTACTGACACTCAAGCCCCAGCCCCAGCACCAGAGGAACCTAGATTTGGATTAATGTCAAAATTCCGTGGTCTTTATACTCCAGAAGAAGCAAAAAAGATGAGGGCTGAATTCTCTGGTAAAATGACTGAATTTTCTGGAGATGAAAAAATGGAACCAGTTCCATCTGGAGTAGGATACCAATTTGATAAGCCAATGCGAGATGTGGCCCCTGTTCGTGTTGAGAAAGCTATTCCAGTAGGACAGGCATCTCAAGCTACAGAAAAACCAACAAGAAAAGACATAAGCAGATATGTTCAGGCTTGGGCAGATCCAAGCGTAGCATCATCTGCCGCTGAAAAGGTTGCTGAAATCATGGGCAGTGAATATGCTTATCCAGAAATTACGCAGTTTAAAAATAAAAATGGAGACGTTGGATATAGGGTAAATATTCCAAAACGATTGAGTGGAAAAGAATTGGCTGAGTTGAAAAAATCCACAACATCTGAAGGAAAAACTCTTCTTGAATCTCAAATTAATAAAATAATTGCACTTAATGGTGCAACAGAAGATTTGAATTCTATCGAAAAAAGATTGAATAATATACCATCAGAGTGGAGAGGCCCAGTTGCTGGATATTTTGCTAAAAAGAACCCATATGATGCAGATATTCAAGCGTTGACATCTCAAATTATTCAAATGATCCCCGGTCTAGCTAGGGGTGTGTTTGGTGAAGTTGGTGTATTGACTGAAAAAGATGTTGAAAGATATACTAAAACAATTCCAAGCATTGAAAAAGACCCCAAAGTTGCTGCACAAATCCTTAATGAATTAAGACAAAAATTGGGAAGAAGCACAAAAAGCACTGTTGGTGCATATGAAAAAGCTGGATTTGATGTTAAAGGATTTAAAGAAGGATATTTTGATCAGGAAAAACCTTCAGATAAAGAAAATGATAGTAATAAAGCAATTGCTTTAGCTAGGCAATTAGCAGGTCTTCCAGAGGGTAGTCCAGAAAAAGCTAAGGCAAAACAAGATTTAATGCAATTACGGAAAAAAATAGTAGAAGCTAACAACGCAGGGAAATAAATACTAATGAGTGATTACAATGAATTGTTAAAAACAATTGATGATGCTCTAGCGCAAACAGACAAAGCGCAAGAACCAAAGAATCCAACTCAAGCGATACTAGATGAAATTGATGCTGCTTTAGGAGAAAAGCCAGAAGCACTACCAGAAACTCCTGCACCAGTTCCATCCGTCACACCTGCACCAGTTCCATCTGTTACTCCAACCCCTATTGAATCCGTTCCACCCGCTCCAGTTCCGTCTGTAACACCTCAACCCGTTGTTGCCGTTACTCCAGCACCAGTTGCTACTCCCCAACCTTCCCCTACACCATCTCCTATAAGTCAACCAGTGGCAGAGTTGCCAAAACCAAGTCCATCACGACTTCCTGAACCAACGCCACCTAAAGAACCTGAAGTTGATTACTCGCTTCCTAGCAATCAATTTTTGGCAATGGTGAAAGATATTCCTGATGAAAAATGGGGCAAGGATGAGGTTAATTTCTTAAATACTTTAAGTGGAAAAGATTTAAGTGAAATTAAAAAACAACGTCCAGATGTTATTTTTGATGATATTATAAATCAAAAAATATTTGATTATCAAAGAGAAGCAACTCCATATAAGATTCCAGAAACTAAAGAAGATTTTTATAATTTAACAAAAGCATCAGTTACTTTTCTTGGTCGAGATGTTCCAGTAATGGCAAGTGAAATTGTTGGTGACGTTTTAGTTGGTGGAGCAAAAGCAGTAAAACAAGGTGTTCCATTTTTGCTTGGTCAAACATCTGATTACGCAAAAGGGTTAGAAGCTGAACAATTGCTATCTCCAGAAAAACAGCAAGAAGTTCAAGCATGGAGAAAACGCGCATGGGAAATTGCTAACACCCCACTAAAAGGAGGTGAGCAACCTAATCCTAATGCATACACAGACGCTAAATATCTTGAGAAGATAAAAGAGGGTCTTACTGAAGAACAGATACAAGCACTTGATCAAAAGTATGAGCAAAAAAGAATGGAAGCAAAGCAGGTTCCATTTGAAACACTAGCACCACTTGCTGACTTGCCACCAAGTCTTGCATTCTTGGGAACAAAATTAGCTACTGGTGGATTTCAAACTTGGGACTCAATAAGTGAGCGATTTGGACTTCTTACTAAAGAACAAGCATATGAAAGGTGGAAAACAAGGGAACTTCTTGATTCAGTAAAAGCAAAGATGGCATATGAAGAACCCCGTGCATTTGCTAGGGCAATGGACATTTATAAACCGATCTATTCTCCTGAAAGGAAATTGATGGGAATGTATCTTCCAACTCTTTCTTATTTTGCGAGTTTATCAACTCCATCTGTGGAAGAGATGATGATAGTGGATCCTAAGTTGACCAAGGAGGAAGCTGAGTCAAAACGAAAAGCTACCATTGAGGCCAATGTTCTTGATTCGATTGAAGAGACTAAGAAATCAATTCCAGAAACAGATCCAGAATTGCAAGCATTCGGTGACGTAGCTATCCCCGGAGGATTTGGCCTTGATACATTTGGTTATGCCTTAAATGTTGTTAATGCAGCAAAAAAACTAACTCCAATAGCTAGACTTAAACTCAAAAAATTACGTTATACAGACGATGAAATCAATGTTCTTGAATCTAAAGCTCAAAGTGTTTTAAAAGAAAAACAACTCAAGGAACTAGAATCTAAAAAAACAGCAGGTCTAGTTGAACGTGCGGCTGGAGCAACAGCAAAAGGAATTGAAGCAACTGGTGAATATCTTGAAAGAAGTCCAAAATTCCAGACAATCGCAAGGTACACTCCGTATGTAGCTGGGGCCGCATTGGGATATGAAATTAATCCAGAGAATCCATTGCAATCACTTGTTGTTGGTGGAATTACTACTAAGTTGGGATTAAAGGGAGCTAAATTTGGTGCTAAAACATTGTTGCAAGCTCCCAAAGTTATAAAAGAAATTAGTGCTGCAAGACGCATTTCTGCTGGTGGTGAGATGGGGCCATTAGCAACTCTTGAAAGCATAGCAAAACAGCAGGATGAAGTTAAGAATCTTACTGCAAAACTAAAAACGCTTTCAGAGGGTACGGAAGAATACATCGACACTAAAAAGTTGCTCGATGATGCAAAGGATAAAGCCAAGGGAATCAAAGAAGGTGGAGGAGAGGTTGTCGATTACGAGGGTATTGGCAAGGTAAGCGATACCACTAAAAACATCTTGAGGTTTGCCAGTGATGATTTGATTTCCAACATTGGTGAGTATGCCAAAATGGGCATTGAACCAACGATCCTTGGACTTTCAATGGGAATGATCGACTCCTCAGACGAGGAAGAGTTAAAGGGCATGATTGGATCAGGTCTTGTATTTAGTCTTGGTGGACGTGCAATGCAGCAAGGGTTCCATAAGTTCCTTGGAGAAGATCCAGTCATTGCTGCTAGAAAGTCTAGACAGGCCAGTATGGACGCATTGAAAGCGTATCGTGATTCTAGTCCAGAAACACAGGGTGAAATCGATAGATTAACTGACTGGACTAATGTCTTGCAACGTCAAGAGAACAAGATTGGTCAAGCGCAGAGTGATTTACAGGGTCTTCAATCGGAAGGGGCAAGTCCAGATAAAATCAAGAAAGCGGAAAAGGTTTTGTCCGCTGAACAAAAGTCATTGTCTTTGTTGAAAACAGCAAATGTCCAGACAAGGAATGAATTTGGTAAGAACTTCCTACAGCAATTAGCTAGAAACAATATGCTGATTAATGGAAGTTTGAAGGCTGGACAGAATAATGTTGGATTCCACATCCTATCTACACAGCAAATCTTTGATCATTTTAGGAAGAAGCCTGAGTACAGGGATGTTTCTGACGAGGATTTGATGATGAGTGCAACTCAGCAAGGTTTCTACTCTGGAACGGGCGGTAATGAGTATCGACCCGGCATGGAGGTTTCTGATGCAGCCAAAGGTCTAGTTTTCGATACATCTAAACCATCCATTGTAGTAAATTCTGATGCTCTACAGAATCGCATGATGATCTTTGGAGAGACTCCAACAGAGGCACTCAATCACGAAACAGGTCACCACTTCGCTCGTATTCCAGAGATTCAGAATGCAATGGGTGACGCTCGAAAGGTTCTTTTCACAAACGAAATCAAAGACGCTTCTGGTGCTGTAAAAGAGATATCAAACGGGTTGTATTCTGAAAAGCAACTCAATGAGATGTTCGTTAAGGACTACCTTAAAAACAGACCAAAGGATCAGGTTGCAGAGATTGCTAAAAATCTTGGTGTTTGGGACTACAACACAAACTCACTAAATGCCAAGGATGTTGGATCGTATATGCAAGAAGAGATTCTTGCTGAGTTATTCTCTAATACCCTATCGAGAAACCTTGGAAAGAACCTAGATTCCAAGCAACTTCATTTGCTCGATGTCGCTCGATTGAAGATGAAAAACAATCTGTTGAAGAATGCCGTGACCAAGGTTCTTGGTCTTGGTGCATCCTCAGATGTTGTTTCAGAGTTGACCAATGCAAAGCTACCACCAGAGGCACAATCTGCTGCTAGGAATGCAGTGCGATTAATCCAAAGCATGAATGGTGACTTTTCTACGATGGCATCGATGCCGCAAGCAGCACCAATCTCAAAGGCAGAAATCAAGAAAAGCAAGATAGCAGCAGAACGCTACGGAATGGATTCTGGTCTGTTTGCAACAAAGGTTGTTGCACAGGTATTCGATGCTGATGGCAATCCAGTAGGTGCGGCAGTTGACGTTAATGACCCGTCTGTCTATGAGGGATCGTGGAGGATTAGCAAAGATGGTGAGGAAAGGTTGAGTGGATATGGTCAAATCCCAGTTCAATTGCGTCAGTTGCAAGTTCCAGAGGGTGGAACATTGTCAATTGCCAAGCAAGTTGCCACGGAGGTTGATGGTGTAACTCCAAAGTTATTAAATCCTAAAGACCTTAAAAAACTACAACAAGATAGGGCATCGTTGTTCAAACAGGCAATTGATACCCCAGATTACGGCACACCGGGTCGATTTGAAGCGGTTTCTGAAGGTTCTCAAACATATCGAGGATCATTCACTCCAATGCAGATTAAGGCTATTCAAGATTTGCCTGAAGGTATTGTTCCTCTAAAGATCAAAAAATACCTATTGGATCTCAACGAAGCTATTGTTAAGAAAGATGGAACACGCTTCTATGTCGATTATGCCGCAGTAATGGACGATAAAGGCAACTACAAGGCATTCTCTCCTAAAATCTATGATGTAGTGCCAATTGGACTTCACTTGTCAAAAGATGGCAACTTCTTGGTGACAACAATTTCCGCTGGTAGAATGATTGAGAAATTAAACCTGTGGAGTGATCGTATGCCAAACAGGTTGAATCCTTGGGGTGGTAGCAAGGAAGCATTTTGGTCTGATTTTTCTAAAAAGTATTTAGACAACTGGACAAAGGGAATTGAAGGAAGTGGTTATGACAAGCAAGGGCAACCTATAGGAACAAATCAATTGGATGCAGATGTTCAAGCAGCAGAAGTTAAGAAATCTATTCTTAATGACTTTTTGAATTTGTTTACCAATGAAACCCAAGCATTGAATTTAGATAGGACAACTATTCCGAAAAGAAAAGGTGATCCTAAAAACAAGAATCTTGATCGAACAATTATGTCCATGCGAATCGATCACATGGCAGAATTGTTAGATGCAGACGATCTTCCTAAACTTCCAATTGATTATGAGAAAGCAAAACTCAACTTCATGCCAGAAGATCCGATTGAGGCAGAAACGGAACGATACCCAACCTCCGAGCGTGGAATGTACTCTGGACTTCAAAAGACCATCGACGAAAAGGTTCAGGGTAAATTTGCGTCACCAGATCAACTCAAGGCAATCGTCAACAACCCACAGAACGCAAAGGCCGAGGAACTAAAATGGTCTGGAGTGCTAGGTGAGATTGATCGTCTCGCAGCGGAGAACCAAGGCAAGGTTCCAAAAGACAAGGTCATGGATTACCTTCGCAACGAGGGTGCTATTAAATTTGAAGAGGTGACGCTTGGTGGCAAGGAAGCATTTGATCAGAATAGGTTAAATCAACTTGAGGCTGAATACAGAAACCTCAAAGATCATCCAATTGATGACCCATCATTCGGAGAGGATAAGTACGATGAGTTGATCAAATTGATGAATATCAGGGATCAAAGCACTACTGACACTCTATACAGTGAAGCAGAGAGAGTGATGAAGTTGGCTCAACAAGCTCAAAGACGTGGTGACAAAAAGACCGCAGAAAAGTATTTCAGAGAAAACGAGTTTTTGAATACACGGGCAGAGAAGCTGGATTTACAAGGACAAGGCTTGGCTAATCCTCCAAGATTTGCAGGGTTACAACTCCCCGGTGGCACAAACTACCGCGAGGTGGTGATGACGATGCCTGTTAAGCAAAACAAACCTCCATTCAAACAATGGTTTGAAGAAATGAATCTTGGGTCATTTGATGATTTAAATGAAAATCAAAAAAACCGCTTATTTGATCAATACGAAAATGAAATAGATCCGACTATACCCACATACACCTCCTCCCATTTCCCCGAAACACCCAACTATGTAGCGCATATGCGTCTCAACGAGCGCACTGACGCTCAGGGTAACAAGGGGGATTTTATTGAGGAGTTGCAGTCTGACAGGCATCAAGCAGGTAGGGAGAAGGGGTACGCTGCATCTCAAGAAGAAATAAATGAATCAAGTGCTTTAACAGAAAAAGCAAAACAACTTGGTGGAGTTTCAAATTTATCTGAAGTAGAAAAATCCAGATGGTATGAACTTGCTGATAAAATTAATGCAAGTAATGATAAATCTTTAATCCCAGACGCACCATTCCGCAAAGACTGGTCTATCCAACTCTTTAAACGCGCATTGCGCGATGCCGTGGATTCAGACAAGAAATGGATTGGCTGGACTACTGGCATCGAGCAGGTAAAGCGATACGAGGAAGCAATGCGTCAGGCAGTCGATGAAATCACTTGGAATACTCCCAAGGGTTATCAAAAAGCGTTTGCTGCTATCAAAAACGGAAACACAGTACTAGCAGGTAAAATCAACGATGATGGATCCGTTTACGATTCTGATACTGATGATGCCAATGGTAAGCAATTGAGCGAGGTGCTAGGAAAAGAAGTGGCATCGAAGATCCTTGCTGAAAACTCTGGAACTGCAACTAATGATGACCTCACAGTGGGTGGTGAAGGGATGAAGGGATTTTACGATCAAATCCTGCCTAAAGAGATTGGCAAGTATGTTGGTAAGATGGGGGGAAAGGTTGAGAAAAGTGAAATTGGACAAGAGATTACTGAAGATGATTTAGACATGGGAGACTTGTCTGATGCGACTCCTCAAGAATTAGCTGAACTTGAAGCAACTGGTAAGGTTGTAGGAAATACTGTACCCATCTGGAGAGTAGACATAACTCCCGAAATGGCAGGTAAAGTCCGTGGGGGTCAGTTGCAATTCATGCCAGCGGAGCAACCCACCGAATACGAGCCGATCTCTGCGCGTATACGCCCCCTACAAGGAATTTCCGCACCAACCAAGGCTGTTGGAGCGAAGGCACTCTCACTGGGTGAAATTGAGCCTCCTGTGAGGGGCAAAGCTATGTTGCCTGATATGGAGTTGAAACCTGATATCTCAGAAAAAGGCATACAATCTTCTGACATAATCACCAGCGCAAAACCTGCTCCAGACGCAGTTATCAAGCCATTCTCAAATGCATTGGTATCCTCCGCAGGGTTGATCAACTTCCTTCCAGCTTGGCACGGAACTCCGCATGAAGTGGATAAGTTCAAGTTGAAAAACATTGGCACTGGTGAAGGAGCGCAGGCTTATGGCTGGGGGCTTTACTTTGGACAGGCAAGAAGTGTAGGGGAAAAATATAAAGAAAATTTATCTGAATATAAAGCAACCCTTGATGGAAGAAAAGTAGCACCAGAAACATTATATGTAACATTTGGCCCAAAATATCCGGGATATTTAGACGGAGTAATTAATTCCCAAGGACTTATTGAAAGATGGTTAAGACAACCTAATGCACAAAATCCATATCCAGACGGTTCTCAGAGGTCAAATCTTTGGAACGAAGTATCGTCACGGGCAAAAAGCGAAGGTAAAGGGGGCAACCTCTACAAAGTCGATCTCGACGTAAAAGACGAAGACTTGCTGGATTGGGATAAGCCTTTAAATAAACAGAGTGAAAAAATCCGCGAAAATGTTTTAAGTGAATCTAAACTTCTTGGAGATTTAAATAGAGAATGGAATGGACAAGATTTGTATAAAAATTTGGTTGATGAGTATGGTGGAGAAAAGCAAGCTTCAGAATATTTAAATTCTATTGGCATCCCCGGCATTCGTTATCTTGATGGCATGAGCAGAACAAGTGCCTCTGACATCAATCGACGAGACGAACTTCTTAAAGAAGGGGCGCAATTACGAAAAACACTTGAAAACAACCCAAAAGATTGGGAAATGCGAAAGCAATTTAAAGACTGGCTAACTGCAAGCGAACAAGAACTCGCTGCTCTTGAAAAACAAATTAAAAGTGCGGAGACATCACCAACTAACAACTACGTTATTTTCGACGAGAACCTAATCACTATCCTCGATAAGAACGATAAGCCAGTTCAGGGTGAGTTGCCTAGAGCAACTGGCTTGCAGTTCATGCCAGCACGTCCAATTGGAAAAACTGAACCACTTCCAGACTTTGAAACAACAATCATAAAAGGAGTTACTCCAGCAAAAGGATTTAAATGGGATAAAGCAACGAATGTTGAAATTGATATTGGTGGTGGAAGAAAAATGTCATTCTCTTACGATCCTGAATACCTTGAAGTTCCAAAGTTCAAAGACTTAATAAAAGAACTAAAAGGACAACCAGTTATCCTTCTTGAAGCGGATCGTCAAAGGGCTACTGGTGGAGATATGGGTGGCCCATTGCATCCATTCCTTAAATCAAACCAAGTCACAATTACTGGGCCAGATGGCAAGAAATACAAGGCAGTCTGGGCAAATATGACATCCACCTTTGTATCTGGGGCTAAAAATAGGTTGGCATCTCATGGAGCGAAATACGCTTTGGTTCACTTGATGGATCCAATTGCTCATAAATCAAACAAGCGAACCGCAAGGACTCTTGATAGGATGATGCGAAAATCAAAATTGAGCCAAAGGGAAAAGGAAATCATTTCATTATCCATGCAAGCAGGAATTATTGCAGGAGAGAAATCAGCAATGAGTTCTGCTATAACCGCTTTAAAACGTCAAATGTCTTCTGCTAAAAAAGATCCAGAAAAGATTAGAATAATAAATGAAAAAATAAATAAAATTACAAAAGAAAGAGAAGATATTACTCCAAAAGGATTTTATGGTGAAATATTTAAAGCAGTTTCTAGTATTAAAAAGGCAATTAGTAATGTTAAAACTGGAAACTGGGCAGAAAACAGCATTGAAAAAGCAAATAAAAAATTAGAAAAATATGTTAATATAAAAGAATACAATGAATTATTAAAAAATAACAAATCATTGTATATTTCTGATAATATTGGGAATACATTCTCTGACAGGGGTTCAGCAATTGGAAGTATATTGTCATTTAAGTTTGGCAAATTTGATCCAAGTCTTGTTATGCGTGAATCGTCAGATTTTAGGGAGGGTGAAAACCTTGATATTGTAACTGCGGTTGAACTTTCTCAAAATCCAGATATTTTTGCTTTGTATTTTGGAAAGGATCCAAAAGAAGAAGCGGCAATGTCTACTGCGGAACGTAAAGCAAGAGACGAAATGAGGGCTAATCCTGATTTTGTCGAGCATGAGGCATACGATTGGGTAATGCTTGGGCCAGAAAAAGGAAACAATTTCTTGGTTAAAAACCCAGTAAAACCAGAGCAAATATTCAAGAAATACAGAGAAACTCATGCTGGTGAAACAGTGGTCGATGGCTCCGCTGAAACTGTTGCTGGAGCAATGCGAAAAAATGCTGGATTTATTTTGCGTGTTGACGAAGATACTCAAAAGGTATTAGCTTCAAAAAAGAAAAATAAATAAATAATGAGCGAGAATTACTCTATACTTGTAAAAGATGCTGATAAAAACACGTCTGATATAAATGACTACAAAAAAATTGGATTTGAAGAATACCAACTCCCAGACAATATGGTTCTGATGGTTGCTGAAGATGCTCCAGAAGACATAAAAAATGCTGCGCTTGATGCTGGGAATGGAGACTATGATGCGCTCCAAACAGCACTTGGAATCGAAGAAGAATAACCTATGCCACTACGAAAATGTGCCTCACAGAATTGCTTTGAACGCAATCTAAAAACTGAAATGAAACACGGCAAGCCGCAGAAGCAAGCACTTGCTATTGCCTATGCCGTACAAAAGAAAGCTAAGGCTAAAAAATAGCCTTTCACTTATAAATAAATATGAAAAATACAAAACCCGTCAAAGGGATTGGACGTAACCAGTGCGGAGTCGAGGATCACGATGATCCGTGGATTCGCAGACTTTCCATTGTAGTCGATCAAGCCTGTGCGTTCTTCTGGACGCGAACTCCAGAACGCAGGAAAATTCAACGCGAGTTCCTCGCTAAATTACATGGCTACTAAGCGAAATAACCACCCTGCATTCCCCGTGCCTCATTTCGGTGGTGATGCAAAGACATCCGCAGTCAAGCCAAACTCTGGCATGGGAATCCGAGATTACTTTGCAGCGGCATCCCTGCGGGGCTACAGGGCAAGCGAAGAATTCTCTGGTGAATTGCCTGAGATAGTGGCAGAGTTGTCATTCGTGGACGCAGACGCAATGCTCATCGAGCGTGAGAAGCAAACATTCAACCAATAAATATTATGGATACAACACCAAAACAAGCAGGTGAGGAAGAGACGCAGCAAGCAATTGATGCAGTCCTTTCTCAAATCGACCTAACCAAAATCACTCAGCATGACGTTTACCATGACATCATGAGGACGCTCCAAGAGACGAGTTTCAAGTTCGTCCTAGCAGCAAAATTGATGGAGCATATTTTCGTGCGTGACGGGGTATTCCAAACAAAGGAGCAAGAAGATGAGTCACGGAAAGATTGATAACAATGAGTGGCATCGAAACGGCAAGGGAGATAAGCCTCGCACCAAAACTTGGGAGCGAAAATATCAGGACAACTACGATGATATCGACTGGGATTCATTCAAGCGAGTTTCCAAGGAAAGAGACAAAAATGAAGACCACGATTCCTGATGTAGTGCGGCAGTTTTTGTCAGAGATTGGACGCAAAGGTGGATGCGTTTCTTCCGATAAAAAAGTTGAGGCAGCACGAGCCAATGGTGCGAAAGGTGGAAGACCTAGAAAGATGGAAGTCTGCACAGCTTGATTCTATCGGCATCTGCGGGTGTCAACAGAATTAAGTAATTATTTTTATCCTACTGAAAAAAAAGTGAAAATAACTATTGCATAACCCAAGCGGCTTGGTATCTTGTTTGTAGTTGATGACACAACGTCAGCAACGAAACCAAAAACCAAATCAATCAAATGACAACTCTTAGCAAAAAAACCATCCTAGCAATTTCTAAATACGGAAAAGAATTTTGCATATTTGCAGCACAAGAAAACAAAGAAGGCAACGGAGCAAATACCATCTCTTGGAGTTTCCCAAAAGAAAGCGGATTGCAAGGCAGGACACGATCAGCAGATGCAGCAATAGATGCAGGACGCGAAATTTTAAATAACTAAAACCCAAACGGAGCGGGTTCCACCCCCGCTCCACAACCCAACAAACAAAATGAAAAGGACGGCAGGAATCTTTCCCAAAAAACCTTGTTGACATTCCCAAGCAGATTGGATAATTCTACAACTCTTATGAACATCATCGAAACATTCGCTTCAACTCCTTTGCTTGTGACGCTCCAGCATTGTCTGGATGCGTTCATGGTAATCGCACCCGTTGTCGGACTAATCGGATTAACCTTAGTACTCACCCAAAACAAATGACCACATCAATCGCAGTTTCCTACTTCATCCTTTCATTCGCATCCTGCTTCGCTTGCTACAGGCTTGGGCAGGAAAACATCCTCCATCGTTTCAAAAAGTATTGCGAGAATCGCAGGAAAGACGAGCGCACTTGCGAGCAGTGGGAAGATTTTATCAACCAGTAAACAAACAACAAACCAGTAAAACAAATGAAAAACATAGCATCAGCACTAGTCAAAGCTCAGAAGGCATTCGGCCCAGCACTCAAAACATCAACCAACCCTCACTTCCGCTCGCGGTACGCAGATCTGTCTGCTTGCGTCGAAGCAGTCATCACGGGTCTTAACGATAACGGAATCGCATTGATCCAGCAGACACACGAATGTGAATCTGGTGTTATTGTCGAAACTCTATTCATCCACGAATCTGGTGAGACATTCTCAGCGGGTAAGCTGCACGTTCCAGCCAGCAAGAATGACGCAATGGGATACGGGTCTGCATTGACGTATGCAAGACGTTACTCGCTTATGGCAGCGTGTGGCATTGCACCTGAAGATGACGATGGTCAGGCAGCATCTCGCGTTGTTCCGCAAGCTAGGACATCAGTGACAAAAATCATAGCACCTGTAACACCCAAAGAGGATCCAAACTGGTTTGCAAAGGTTGAGTCCGTGATTGGAACCAAAGCTGAATCGGCTACTGGATACTTACTCTCGAAAGGTGAGATCAAAGTTGGTCAGTTGTGGCACGATCTTCCCGTTGGCAAGTATCGTGACAACTTGCTCGTATCTCCAGAGAAGTTCTTGGCAGCAGTTGCTAAGTGGGAGGCATCGAAATGATCCGTCATTCACTACTACCCAAGCTGGCTGAGTGTGCGTGTTTCGAGTCCAAGGAGGGACAATCTTATGCCGCATCTCGCGGGACTCACATGGACGAGGCATTCAGGGAAATGTTCATGGGCAATAATAAGCCCTTCCTCGCACTAAAGTCCAAGGATGCTGATGCGGTCATGTGGGCTATTGAGATGACCAAGACAATCGCTGGTGATCACGAGGTGGTAACCGACGAGAATAGCTTGAAGGTTAAAACCCCCGGCATCGATCACACAGGAACCGAGGATTGCCGCATCCCAGCACTCCATACAAGCCTAGACTTGAAGTCAGGAATCCTACGTTCGTATCTTGAGCAGCAATGTGCCTATGCCTACGGAAACATGGCAGCGAGTTATGACTTTGAGACGGGTGAATATGCCATTCGCGAATGGACTACGCACTTGCTGTTCTGTGATCAGGAGCGTGTAGTCACGCACTCTTGGACAATCGAAGAAGCCAAGCAGGTTGTTGAGGGTGTTCTCGCAGCATACAACGATCCAGACAAAGTACCGACAGCTTGCGATTATTGCCGCTGGTGCAACAAGGCAGCAACGTGCGGCCAAATTGCAGTCCCTATTGCTAACACACTAGCGGTTGTGGAAAACGATCTACAGGCCAACCTAGCGCAAATGCAGGCGCATCTCGCGGGTGATATCGAGCGGTTATCCATGTTTATAAAACAGAGCCATATTTTCAACAACTACCTAGTCGATTGGGCAAAGGATCTGCTCAAGGAAAAGTTGCAATCAGGAGAGAAAGTCTACGGCTGGAAACTGCAACGTCAAAAGGGACGGGAGACATATCCTGAAGAGGTCATCGAGCATATCGGAACCTGCACCGAAATGTCACTTTCCGACAGCATTAAGCTATTCGGAGGTAGCATCTCTGCTACAAAATTGCAGAAGTACTGCGATTCGGTAGGATACGATCTATCCCAGATCCAGCCAGATGTTGGTGAGGAGATTGTGAAGCTAGTTGAAGATAAACCCAAGAAAGTAAAACTATGAACGAGCTTAACTTTGACAAACTCACTGGCAATGGATGGAAGCAATTCAAAGACTTCCTCAATCAGTCCGACATTGCATTCTACCAAACCTTCGCGGGACATGAGGAGTGTCGTTGCAATGAAGGAAAAAAGAAACAGGTCGAGGTTTATATTTACGACCATCGAAAATATGGATACCCGAGCATTGGTTACGAAGTTAAATGCACTGGTGAGTTGCCAGATGGTACATGGATTGAACTAAAATCACATAGCTTATCTGAAGACTTTGTTGACCGCAAAGCACAGGAACTTTTGGAAATCTGGGATTGGTCTGTAAAAAACAATTTGACGAAATCCAAAAACTAGATATTTTGAGTTAGCTTCAGACGAAGCGCGATGTTTGATACCATCGTTAAAAACCAACCAATTTGACCTACCTCATGCCCATAAGATTCCTTGTGGGAGTATCACTTGAGGTGGGTCTTTTTTTATACTATGAAAATTAAACGACCAGCATTTCAGTTCTACCCAGCTGATTATTTGGGATCTCAACGTGTAGCGTTGATGAGTCTTGAAGAAGAGGGGGCTTATATCCGCTTGCTTTGCTATTGTTGGCAGCACGGAAGTATCCCATCGAATCCAGATCAAATAGCACGATTGATTGGCAAGGGTGCTTCAACCACCCTTGCAACCACCGTTGCAACCATGTTCAAACCACACCCCAACGACACTTCATGCATGGTGCATGAGAGGTTGGAGCAGGAAATCTTAAAACAGAATGAATGGGTGCGTAAGAG